TCAGGCAGTTCCCGCCGTACTATCCGCGGCGGGCGGGGCAGAGTTGAAATAATCGTCCAGTTTGCCACTTACTTTCAGGCCGTCTTCGGCTTCCAGATGGGTGTAGATGCGGGCCGTCATCTCGATGCTGGCGTGACCAAGCAGCTGCTGGGCGGTGCGCAGATCCACACCGGCGTGGTACAGGCAGGTGGCATAGCTGTGGCGCAGCATGTGGGCGTGCACCGGCAGCAGTGACACCCCCGCCACATAATAGACCCACATCTTTTTATAAGCTGACTGCGTCATCACGCCGCCGTCAGCTTTGGTCACAACGTGCTCCCCCAGCTGCGGGGTGGCATCCAGAATCGCCCGCAGCTTGGCGGGCACCGGCACCAGGCGGTGGGAAGCCGCGTTTTTCAGTTCCATACTGGGATCCGGCTGATTGCCGCCCGCAAAGGTTACCGCCCGGCTGACAACCAGCGCCGCCGGGCCGACATCCCGCCATTGCAGGCCCAGAGCTTCCTCCTTGCGCAGGCCGCAGTAATAGCAGAGCGCGCAAAACACCTTGGCCCGCGGCTCCGCAATGGAGGACAACAGCTCCTCCGCTTCGTCCTGCGTCAGGTATTTCTTTTGCTTAGGGCGCGCGTGGGTCGTAATGCGGATGCCGTCGGTGGGGTCGTCGCGGATCAGGTGGTTCGCTTGAGCCGTCTGCATGATCTGCCGCACCGTGATCAGCACCTTGTGCTGCAGGGATTCCGATTGCTCCGTGATTTCCGCCATAATGGCCCGGATATGTACCGGCCGTACTTCCTGCAGCTCCATGCAGCCAATATGCTGCATGATGTGCAGATTGTAGGCATCCCGGTACATTTTGGTGGTGGCCGGCCGCAGCCCCTGCTTGTAAGAGCGCAGCCAGATCTTGGCCCACTCGCCCACCAGGGTGTGGTCCCCCACTTCCAGCCCCGCTTCATCCTGCGCCTGCACCGAGCGCACCGCGGCTTTCAGAGCGGCTTCGGTGCGGCCGTACACGAGCCGCGTTTTGCCGTTGGAAAGGGTGATCCGCTTCTGGTAACGGCCATCCGCGCGGCGCTTTAATGTTTGTTTGGGCATAAAAATACACCTCCAAGGTATGGGTTGTAAAGCCTGCCCGGAGGTGGTATAATCCAAGTGTGGTAGGTTGGACTATGCCTTTGGGCAAGCTGATCTATGGAAACGCTCTCGGTGCGCCAACACCGGGGGCGTTTTTATTTTGTTCGGGCTTTATCTGGCCACAAAATACGGGTTCGGCTTCATCAAAATCAGAATGATATCAACAATCCAGCCGATGCCCAGCAAACCGAAGGTGAGCAAGTACAGCACACCCATGCCGATGCGTCCTTCATAGAATTTATGCGCACCGAAATACCCAAGGAACAGGCACAGGAAAAACGCCGTCCACTTATTGCAATATTTTCCGTGCACTGCAGTTCTGATGCCCACCGAAGCACTGGCGGATGCCGATGCGCTGGAATTATTGTTATTGACAATATTGATCTGCTTATCCTGCGGCAGCTCCCCTGCCTGTTTGCCGCACTTGGGGCAGATGATGCATTCGGCATCAATGCGTTCCCCGCAGTGCGGGCAATACTTGCGCTTTACCAGCTCCTGTCCACATTCCGGGCACACACTGGCATTTACATCAACAGCCGCACCGCAATGCGGGCAATGATTTACAGGTTCCATGATTGTTCTCCCTTCCATCGGTTAAAGTCCATTTTTCTATGCTACTGGATGCAGCACAGAACTTTTCTATCCCCAAAGATTCTTTTCGCACTTACCCCTGTAAAGAACATCCCCTTATTTCGCCAATATTCAAGATGAACATATTTTTACAAGTCTAAAATATTCCTTGCATTTTCTGCTCAAAGTGCATATAATGATATTGAGAGAACGCCGCCGGAGCACACGAGGGTTTTTTAACCAGCATACTTGTTATGTGGTAGTCGTGCCGGGGGTTCTTTCTTTTTTTGTGCAAATTCGCATTTTACGCAACTCTGTTACATCAGGCTTCATCTCTTCTGTAAAGAATTTGATTCCGTAACGATCTATGCGCGAATCGCCGCCTCTTCCTCCACGATATAGATGCTCTTTTAGTGCCATAGAAAAACACGGCACACAAAATCCCCACTGATTAGGTTCATACGTGCTAAACATCGTCGTTGCGCATACATCAGCTAGTTGCAGCATGTCCCATGATCCTGCGCCCTTTGTCACTACTTTCTCAAATTGTTGCGAGTAGATGTTGTTATATTTATAAGGGAGTAATTTTTCTTTTATATAAGTAATTAGCTCATTGTCACGGCTCGTACCTCTTGCCGATAAAACAATATCTGCTGTTTTTCCATTTGCATACAAGTACCAGGAAGCCCTTTGCAACAAATACTTGCACACATAATTGTAAGCAATTATTGGCGTTGGTATTTTTGATACATCAAACTTTGTTGTATCAACAAGAACATTCATATAAACAAAGTCTTCTGCGGAGAGTTCTCGAACGATGTACGCCCTCTTAAAATATTCTCGAATTGTCCTCAAATGAATCTCTTTTGCGTTTAATGTCGTCTTTATTTGATTCATTGTAGACCGAATCGAAGCTTCTTTATCTTTATCCACAATTACTGCTGTTAAAACAAACCATTTTGTACCATGGCCAAACCCCAGATCACCTGATTCATCAATATACACAGTGCAGTCTGCCATCGTTATATGCTCCTTTTTCTTGACCTCTAAATAAAGCTTCTGCCTTCCTATAGATTATCCTTATAATAGTAATACGCCCGCCGGACATACTCTTCCGTTGTGTCCAATCTCTCCGCAATCTCCCAGGCGTCATATCCTTTATGGAGCAGCTCAAACAGTGTACCGCGCGGAATGGCATGCTTGATATACCAGCGATCTGCCCGCACTTCATGCTGTTCCATCAGGTCATACGGCGTTGTGCGAGAATAGAATCCGCCATATAAGCAGTGCCCCAGTTCATGGCCGATCCGTGCCTGCTCCTCTGCATAGGTAAGAGGTCTTGAATTGTCCACCCCGACAAAACACTTGCCGTTGATTTCCGTTGAAACACTGTCAGAATTCGGCAAGCAAAAATGGAGGACTTCTATTCCCTTTTGTTCTGCAATCGAGTTAAAGTTTGTCCTTCTGCTCATGGGCATCTCGTTCCTTTATAAAGCGAACAAATTGCTTGACTTCCTCATACTGGGCATCCGTAACGGGCCCGCCGCCAAATAAAGCAAACTTAATATCATCATCCGAAACCTCATGGCTTTGCGCCGTGAGGTTTTCTTTTTTGTCCGTTTCCCCTTTCAGGTAAGAAACCGGCACATGATAAAACTCTGCAATTTGTTCAATGTATTTTCTGTAGGATTTCAGTGAACCGTTTTTCCAGTTCGTAACCACGTTAGGGCTTACCCCAAGATAATCAGCCAGGGCTTTGCCTGCGCCATGTGTGGGGCCCATACATTCAAGAATCCTGCTCAGCATTATATCCATTTTGGCACCTCAGTTTTGTGATTTTTGCCAAAATCAAATAAACCGAACATTTTTGACTTGCTTTTGTGTGGTTTGTGTGGTATTGTATGTACATACCGAACAAAACACACGGTATACAAAAGCGTTTGGCATGTGATTTATTTGAATTGCAACATCATAATATCACAAAACCAAACAAAACACAACTATTAAAATACACAAAGAAAGGAGCTTCCAAATGGCCGAACTGCATACCTGCGCTGAGGTGGCAGACCGTTACGGGGTCAAGATCATTACGGTATGGAGCTGGATTCGCAAGAAAAAGCTGCACGCAATCAAACTTGGCCGCGATTACCGCATCAGCGATGCCGACCTCAAAGAATTTGAGGACGCCCGCCGCACCATCTCGACTACATAACCATTCTACCACAACACCTGTCCCATAGTCCGGACTTTGAACCGGAAGGGCTAGATTTTTTAGGAGGTATCCCCATGAACAATGAAAAAAGCCCCCCGCCTGATTGTCAAGGTCAGGCAGGGGCAGAAATCAAGCGATTAAAGCGGCGTGTTTCAATTCTGAGTATCTGCTGTTTCGTTCAGGCTCTCACACTTTGGAGTATTTTCTGGAAGATCGAGAAGATCATCGGATGTATCGAGACTATCACACGTGCCCTCGGTATACTTGTTAATTTCCACTTCTGAAGGAATTCCGTTATCCATTTTTTCAATAATTGAGGATAGCGCGTTTTCTACAAACTCCTCGTGCTTATCCGGAAGTACATCCTGAACGACATCCCTTATAAGCGCTATAAGGCAAAGCACAAACGAAAGGATTTCGAGCACGTCGTGCCATGAGATCTTATCCCCTGGCTTTTTGGCCGTTTCGATTTTCTGTTCAACGGTAGATATAACGTCATCCGTAAAAATCGGCTGAACATCTTCGAGAATCGCCGCTGCGGTGCTGACGGGAACAAGGTCATCCGCTTCATGCTGCGTTTGCAAAATGTCCGAAAAGCTTTGCATTGCTGCTGCAACCTGTAACAGCAATGCGTCCACATTCTCATTTTTCCAAATTTCTGTAGGCTCTTGGGCAAAACGCTCCAAGGCCGGCGCCAAAAATTCGCTCGCTCTTTGCATCTGTAGTTCCAGTGCTTGCATCTTATCCTCTAGCTGCTGCAAAGGCCCCATCAAGCTATTAGGGTATTCCGGGTACTGCCTGGAAAGTTCCCCCATCTTTTCTGCAAATATACAGAGTGCATTTACCAGCGCCTGTACATTGCTATCTGTTACAACAAGGCTATTAGTTTCCATTCTTTTCCCCTCTCCTCTCTCATTCCTCACAGTTGAAACAGAACAAATAACGAATATTTTCAAAGGAGGTCTTTCCCATGACCAACAAAAAAGCTTCCCCCGCTTTTAACCCAACAATCACAGCCCAGACCAAAGATGGCTCCACGGTTGAGATTGGAAGCATCGCTCCCGATTTCAGCGTCAAGATTTTCCCCGGCGTCAACTTTGCTGACCTGGCCCACAATGCCATCCTGGGATCCGAGAACATGCACGTTACAACCGGGTGCATTGATTTGCGGAAATTCAGATCCGAGCTTGATAAATGACCGTGTTTACAGTCGGATCACGTTCTGCCTGCGCTTTGATCACAGCTTTCATACCATTTTCAATCGCCGCAGCAAATGCTTGTCCTTTTGCCAACCGTGCCCCAACCTGTTCTTCAAGGCTGATTGGCGCTTTATCGTGAAGGATATCAAAGACCGCATCATCTTTGCTGGTCATATGTTGTACTCTTACTCTTCCAGTCAAGTCAACCGTTCCAACTGCCATACCACCTGCGGCAGAACGCCCCACGGCAATAAATTGTGCATCCAGGCGCGGCTTCCCAATTCTTGTGCTTGTCATGATTGACTGCAAGATTTCAATGGCATCATCTACCGTTACATTTTTGATGTTCGGGCAAATGGCCTTAAAATCCTGCATGGCTTCCATGGCCGATTCGTACCCCTTGGTATACCCAATGTAAAGACCTTCGTTGATCATTTGAAATTTAGGAAGATCTTCCCGTATCACGGATTTGTCAGCCGCATTACATTGCCGCCCATCGCTCATGATCCAGGCATGATTTCCCGTAACTGCACCAATTACAATACTCATTCTTTTCATCCTTTCTTATCGCAAAATTTCTATTTTTTATGGCATTCCTGCCATAGATACCAAAGGAGGTGACCCCCATGTTTCCCAATCTTTTTATTGAGCTCAAGCGCAGCAAATCCACCCAGCAGCAGCTGGCAGAGCGCATTGGCATCTCGCACAGTTCCATGCAGAACAAACTGCAAGGGCGGACGCAATTCACCCTGAAAGAGATGCGCGACATCCAGGCTGTTTTTGCGGATTGTTCACTTGACTATCTTTTTTCAGAGTACGGCAGCAAGCGCAGTCTACCATAGTTTCCTTTTTTTGCCATCATGTTATTGAGAAGAATATCATGATTCTGGCAATTTGTCAAACATTTTGACGGTTACATTTTGGTTACTTAATTTTCGCATCTATGCAATTTATCTCAGAATCACTTCAAATGCGCCAGAATAACCCAGAATCACTCAGAATGAACAATGACATTTTTTATGAAAGGAGAAATTACCATGACCCTTTACACTGCCGACCGCCTGGCCGAGATGCTGGGCGTGCAAAAATCCACCGTACAGCAGCTTGTGCGGGCCGGGGAGTTTGGGCCCACGGTCAACGTAGCGCGCAAACACCTGGTGACCGAAGACGGCCTGGCCGGGTTCATTGCGCGCCGCACCGGCCCCGCGCACAGCGGCCTTGCCCCCGCACCGCAAACCAACTATCACCACCGGCACAGTGACCCTGGGCCGATCTGAAAGGAGAACGACAATGCCCCAAACAAAAACAGCCGCCCCGGTGCTGCAACACCGGAACGGCCAGACGAAAAATTTCATCACTTGTATTCTACTCCACCTTGCCCGCGTTTGCAAGGTCTGCGCCAATTTTGCTTTGCTTGGCTGCGGGCTGGGCGCGCTGTGCGCCGTGGCCGCCCTGACCCAGGGCGGCGGAGCGTCTGCCCTGGCAGGGCTGGCTGGCTGCCTGCTGGGCGGGTGGGCAGCTGTTACGCTGCGGGAGGTAGCGACATGCTCGGAATCGTGATTGACCCCGGCGCAAAGCCGGAACTTTACCGTCTGCCGGACACCCTGCAGGAGCTGCAGCGCTTTATGGGCGGGTACGCGCAGCGCTGCCCGATCAGCAACCGGTTTGCCGCGCTGTTTTATCTGCCGCAGGCCGGGCAAAACCTGCCGACCCGGCATTACAACGGCCGCTGGTTTTATGGGCGGCTCTGCCTTGTGGGCTGGCGCAACGCCCGCATGACGGACCTTCCCAAGCCGCTGGCCGAAGAACTTCTGCAAAAATTCACACCTGTGGAGGTAACGCCATGAACGAGTATGACGCCATCCGCGCTGCTTTTGCCCACAACCGCAAGGATGCCGAACTGCTGCTGCACGAAACCGTGCGCGGCATTCTGGCCGAGGCAACGAGCAGCAAGGTCAAACAACTGGAAAAGATCAGCCTGTGCTACAGCGCCGCAGACACCGGCGCCGCCCAGCGCAAAGCGCTGATCAACATGGAGGTAGAAGGTTGACAGACTACATGATCTGCCAGAACCAGGACAACCACCTGCTGTACGCCTTAAAGCACGGCAGGTTCTGGTTCTGGAACAAACACCAAAACAAATGGGTGCCCAGCGATTTTGCCGCCCAGCAGTACGCCAAGGCCCAGACCAAAGAGCCCGACCTGGCGCAGGAGGACTGGCTGGGGGGATGCTTCGGCATCCTGATGGATGACTACGAGGTACCGGACGCTGTGGTAAAAGCCCTGCGCGCACTGCCCAACAAGGAGGAACCACCATGCAAAGTGAACACGACTGCCCCGAATGCGGATGCTGCTGTGACTATGGCCGCCCCTGCTGCCACGTTGGCGGAGGAAACATCGACCACCCAGGCGGATGCAAACAGCTGCCCGCCGGACCCCTGCTCCCCTGCGGACACTTCCGGTGCAATGTCAAACCTGTCCGGTGCGGAAACTGCCTGTTCGGCTCCGGCGTTTGATTACAGCGGGCTGGATGAGCAAACGGTCAACGACCTGCACCTTGCAGAACGAGAATGCGCAGCAGGGCGGAGGTTGGCAGAAGCTGGGCTGCGCCGCATGGCTGATGGGGTAGCAATCGCGCATGAGGCACTTGTCCCAAATTGGGACAACTCAAAACATGGGAACCGCGGCGAGGATGCATTCCGCCGTTGGTGCGAGAGTATAGGCGTCAGCAAGTCCGCGGCCTACCGTCTGTTGCAAGTTACCGCTCTGTTTGATAACAGCAGTCCCGAACAGCAGAAAATCCTTGATTCGCTTTCCCCTTCTTTATTATATGCCGCCGCCAAACCCACCGCCCCCGCCGATCTGGTGCAGGCCGTCAAATCCGGCGACATTACCACCCACAAGCAATACCAGGATTTGCTGAAAGAAAACCAGCAGCTGCGCGCCGACCGGGTGAACGCCCTCAATGCCGCAGCCGCCGCCGAAGCCGCCCGCGATGCCGCCCTAGCCGATGTTGACGGCCTGCATGAGCAGAACCGCCAGCTGCAAGCCGCCGCCACCGGTGCCCAGGAAAGCTACCGCACCGCCCACAAAAACGAAGATTCCGCCCTGCGCCGCGCCACCGAAGCCGAACAGCGGGCAAAGGAAGCGGAAAAGCAGCTGGCCGGTGCCCGCCAGGTTGCCGATGCCGCCCGGATGCGTGCCGACAAATACCAGCGGGAAGCCGAAGCCGCCAAAGCGCAGCCGGTGGCCGCCGCTGTGGACGAGGATGAGATCAACCGCCGTGCCCACACCCTGGCCGATGAACTGACCGCCCCTTTGCGCAGCGAGCTGGAAGCCGCCAAAGCTGCTGCCGCCACACCGGAACAAATCGAGCTGGACACCCGCAACGCCTATGACAGCCTGCTGCTGGCCGGGCGCGCCATGCAGAACGCCTGGAAGTCCGTCAAGCCGCAGCTGGCCAAGCTGCCGCCGGACACCCGCGCCGGGGCCATCAACCAGCTGACCAACACCCTGACTGAAATTCAAACGGAGGCAATAAAATGTCTGTAAAAATTGCGGCTCTGGAAGCCGAAAACGTAAAACGCATCAAGGCGGTTGCCCTCACGCCCTCCCCCACCGGGCTGACCATTGTGGGCGGCAACAACAACCAGGGCAAAACCAGTGTGCTGGATGCCCTGGCCTGGGCTCTGGGCGGCGAGAAGTTCCGCCCTACCGCCGCTGTGCGGGACGGTGCCCTTGCCCCGCCCCACCTGAAAGTGATCCTGTCTAACGGCGTTGTGGTGGAGCGCAGGGGCAAAAACAGCAGCCTGACCGTGACGGACCCCACCGGCCAGCGCAGCGGCCAGCAGCTGCTGAACGCTTTTGTGGAGCCGCTGGCGCTGGACCTGCCCCGCTTTATGCAGGCCAGCGATAAAGACAAGGCCGACACCCTGCTGAACATCATCGGTGTGGGGGATGCTTTGACCGGCCTGGACCGGGAGATCAAAGCCCTGTACGACCGCCGCACCGTGATCGGCCAGATCGGCGCCCAGAAACGCCACGCCGCCGAAGAGCTGACCGAATACCCGGACGCCCCGTCCGAACCCGTTAGTGCCATTGAGCTGATCCAACAGCAGCAGGAGATTTTGCTCCATAACGCCGACAACCAGCGCCAGCGCGACCGCCTGACCGAGATTACCCACGCCAAGCACCGCGCCATGGATGAGCTGACCCGCTTGGAGGAACAGCTCAAAACCCTGCAGGAGCACCGCGGCCAGCTGGTAGAGGAATACAACGCCGCCTGCGTGCAGGAGGAAGCCGCCACCAAGACCGTGGCCCAGCTGCAGGATGAATCCACCGCCGAGCTGGAGCAGAGCATCCGCAATGTGGAGGAGATCAACCGGCAGGTATCCGCCAACCTGGCAAAATCCAAGGCTCAGGACGAAGCCGAGCGCTATGCGCAGGAATACATCGCCCTGACAGAGCAGATCAAGGCAAAGCGCACCGCCCGCATGGACCTGCTGAACGGCGCAGACCTGCCCCTGACCGGCCTGGGTGTGGAGGACGGCAGCCTGACTTACAACGGCAAGCACTGGCAGGACATGAGCGGCAGCGACCAGCTGCGGGTGGCCACCGCCATTGTGCGCCGCCTGAACCCCGACTGCGGCTTTGTGCTGCTGGACAAGCTGGAACAGATGGACCTTGCCACCCTGGCGGAGTTCGGCAGCTGGCTGCAGGCCGAAGGATTACAGGCCATCGCCACCCGCGTTTCGACCGGCGGGGAGTGCCAGATCATCATTGAGGATGGCAGGGTAAAAGACGCCGAGGAACCACCCGCCCCCAAAACATGGACGAAAGGAGCGTTCTGAAATGAGCAAATACGCAATCACATCCGGCACCATTGCCGCGCCGGTCAAAACCGTTCTGTACGGGCCGGAGGGCATCGGCAAAAGCACTTTTGCCGCCCAGTTCCCCGCCCCGGTATTCATTGACACCGAGGGCGGCACCAAGCGGCTGAACGTTGCCCGCCTGCCCGCGCCCACCAGCTGGGCCATGCTGCTGGATGAAGTCGCTGAGGTCAGCCGCGGCAATGTGCCCTGCGGCACCCTGGTGATCGACACCGCCGACTGGGCCGAACGGCTCTGCATTGACGCCGTCTGCGCCCGCGCCAAGGTCAAGGGCATTGAGGATTTCGGGTACGGCAAGGGCTATACTTACGCGAAAGAAGAGTTCGGCAAGCTGCTGGACGCTCTGGAAGAAGTGCTGAACACCGGGCACAACGTGGTAGTCCTGGCCCATGCCGCCATCACAAAATTTGAGCAGCCCGATGCCGTTGGCAACTATGACCGCTGGACCATGAAAACCAGCAAACAGGTAGCCCCTCTGCTGCGGGAATGGTGCGACATGCTGCTGTTTGCCAACTACAAAACCGTGGTAGAAAAAGCCGGCAGTGCCCCCAACGCCAAGAACAAGGCCAGCGGCGGGCGGCGGGTTCTCTACACCAGCCACCACCCCTGCTGGGATGCCAAAAACCGCTTCGGCCTGCCGGAAGAGCTGCCCTTTGAGTATGCCAGCATCGCCGCCTGCATCCCGGACCCGCACCCCGGCGCAGCCCCCGCGCCGCGCCCCATCATGGTAGAGGATGCCCCCGCCCCCAAGCCTGCACCGGTGCCGGTTCCCGCTGCACCTGCTGCACCGCCTGCCGTGCCTGCCGGGATCTCCGCCAGTGATCTGCAGGCGCAGGGCGTGCCGACCGCCCTTGCCCAGCTGATGGCCGCCAATAATGTGACCCCGGAGGAACTGCAGACCGTGGTCGGCCAGCGCGGGTACTTCCCCGCCGATATGCCGGTCAAGGATTACCCGGCTGATTTCGTCAGCGGCTGCCTGGTGGCCGCCTGGCCCCAGGTGCTGGAGATGATCTGCACCAACCGCGATGTACCGTTTTAACAAATACAAAGGAGATTTACCCATGGCTGAATATATGAACAACATGCCGGATGCTGCCCTGGACTGGGACAGCGAGGTTACCAACGAACAGCGGGAATTTGTGCTGCTGCCTGCGGGCGATTACCTGTTTACCGTGCAGAGCTTTGAGCGTGCCCGCTATGAGGGCAGCGCCAAGCTGCCGCCCTGCAGCATGGCCAAGCTGACCATTACCATCCATGGCGGCGACAAAGGCGAAACCACCGTCACCCACCGCCTGTACCTGCACACCAAGACCCAGGGCCTGCTGGGCGCCTTTTTTGAGAGCATCGGCCAGTGCAAGCGCGGCGAGACGTTCCGCCCCCGCTGGAACGAAATTGTCGGTGCGCAGGGCATGTGCCGCCTGGGCGTGCGGGAATACACCAAACAGAGCGGCCCCCACGCCGGTGAGACCGGGCAGGCCAACGAGATTGAAAAGTTCCTGCCACGCCCCGAACCCACCGCCGCCCCCAGCACCGGGTGGAAGCAGGGAGCTTTTTAAGTTAGGAGGTAGGAGTTAAAACGGGCCTAAGGTCCAGCTCTGTAGGGAACGGTCTATCTCCGGCCTAAGAGCCGGGGCGTTGCCCCGGTTGGCCTCCGAAACGCGCCTGCGGGCGCAGTGACCGTTCCGAAAATCCCGCCGTATATGCCACAACAGGATTTGCCACAGGGCGACGGGCGCACACTGTGCGCCCCTACGGGATTGCGGCCCAATTTTCAACCCGTGCGCGCACGCGCACTCCAATAACTCCTAACTCCTCACTAACACGGAAAGGATACTTATGCCCAACACAAACTCTCTCCCCCTCCGCCCCTATCAGCAGCGGGCGAAAGAACAGATCCATACAGAGTGGGAACAGGGGCGGCTGCGCACGCTGCTGGTGCTGCCCACCGGCACCGGCAAAACCATTGTGTTTGCTGCCGTGGCCGAAGACCAGGTGCGTGCCGGGGACCGGGTGCTGATCCTGGCCCACCGCGGCGAACTGCTGGAACAAGCCGCCGACAAGCTGCGAAAATCAACCGGCCTGGGCTGCGCGGTGGAAAAAGCCGAACAATCCTGCCTGGCCAGCTGGTACCGCGTTGCCGTTGGCAGCGTGCAAAGCCTGCAGCGCCCCCAGCGACTGGAAAAGTTCCCCCACAATTATTTCAGCACCATCATCATTGACGAAGCCCACCATGCCGTGACCGACGGCTACCGCCGCATTCTGGACTGGTTCCCCGCGGCCAAGGTCCTGGGCGTAACGGCCACGCCGGACCGCGGCGACCTGCGCAATCTGGGCGAGGTGTTCGACAGCCTGGCCTATGAGTACAAACTCACCGATGCCATCCGGGACGGCTTTCTGTGCCGCATTATGGCACAGACCATCCCCCTCAGGCTGGATATTTCCACCGTGGGCATGTCCGGCGGGGACTATGTCGTGGGCGAGCTGGGCAGCGCCCTGGACCCTTATCTGAACCAGATCGCCGCCGAGATGGCGCACTACTGCAAGGGGCGCAAAACCGTTGTCTTTCTGCCGCTGATCAAGACCAGCCAGAAGTTCCGGGATACCCTGAACCGCCACGGATTCCATGCTGCCGAGGTCAACGGCCAGAGCACCGACCGCGCCCAGATTCTGGCAGATTTTGACGCCGGAACCTACAACGTGCTGTGCAACAGCATGCTGCTGACCGAAGGCTGGGACTGCCCCAGTGTGGACTGCGTTGTGGTGCTGCGCCCCACCAAGGTGCGCAGCCTGTACAGCCAGATGGTGGGCCGCGGCACCCGCCTGCACGAAGGCAAAAAGGATCTGCTGCTCCTGGATTTCCTCTGGCTGACCGACCGCCACGAGCTCTGCCGCCCAGCCGACCTTGTGTGCGAGGACCACGCCGTTGCCCAGCAGATGACCGATAACCTGGCTGCCGCCGCCTGCCCGGAGGACGTGGAGGAAGCCGCCCGGCAGGCCGCCGAAGACGTGGTGGCCCAGCGGGAGGAAGCCCTTGCCAAGCAGCTGGAAGAACAGCGCCGCAAACGCGCCCGCCTGGTGGACCCGCTGCAATACGAAATGAGCATCCAAGCTGAGGATCTGGCCGGTTATGTGCCCGCCTTTGGGTGGGAAGCCGGTCCCCCCAGCGCCGAACAGACCGCCGCGCTGGAAAAGCAGGGCATCTGCCCCGATGCGGTGGAATCCGCCGGCAAAGCATCCCTGCTGCTGGACCGGCTGAACAAGCGCCGGGATGAGGGATTAACCACCCCCAAGCAGATCCGCTGCCTGGAAAAATACGGCTTCCAGCATGTGGGCACCTGGAGCTTCAACGCCGCCAAGCACATGATCGACCGTATCGCCGCCTGCGGCTGGCGCGGCGCCCCCAAGGGCGTGGACCCAAAGACCTATATGCCCTCTGCGGAAACAACCCCAATCTTTGACTTCGGATGGTAAACGGAATGGACAATGCAAATGATCTCAAGGAAGCCTTGGACTTTATCTCCCCGGCAAACTTGACCTATGAGGAATGGGTCACGGTGGGTATGGGGCTGAAAGAAGCCGGGTTCCCTGTTACCGCATGGGAGCAATGGAGTTCCCGCGATGGCAGCCGGTACCACAAGGGCGAATGTGCCCGCAAGTGGGAAAGTTTCCGTGGCAATCCCAAACCGATCACCGAGAACAGCATTTTCGCCCTGGCACGCAATCACGGCTGGCCGGGCCCCGCCGGGCATGAGCTGGACTGGAACGACGCGATCTGCGCCCCCGGCACCCGGCCGGACGGCGTTGTGGTGGATACCCGCTGGCTGGATGTGCAGGAGCTGAACATCCCCGAACAATGGGACCCCGCCGACCAGCTGCGCCGCTACCTGCAGGCCCTGTTTGAGCCGGAGGACCATGTGGCCTATGTGACCGAAAGCTACCTGCGGGATGACCGCTATGCCCCCACAAAAGGCTGCTGGGACCGCACCGCCGGTCAGCTGATGGACGAGCTTGCCCGCTGCGGCGGGGACATCGGCGCTGTGGTGGGCGATTACAACCCCGCCGCCGGTGCCTGGATCTGCTTCAACCCCGTGGAGGGCGGCCGCAGCAACAACAATGTGACCGACTACCGCTATGCCCTGGTGGAATGCGACAACATGGAGCTGGAAAAGCAGCAGGCCATTATCCGCCAGCTGGAACTGCCCTGCGCGGCCCTGGTGTACAGCGGCAGCAAAAGCCTGCACGCCATTGTGCGGGTCGGCGCGCCGGATTATACCGAGTACCGCCGCCGGGTTGACTACCTGTACGCTGCCTGCAAGAAAAACGGCCTGACGCTGGACGAAGCCAACCGCAACCCTGCCCGCCTATCCCGCATGCCGGGCATCCTGCGCGGCGGCAAAAAGCAGTACCTGCTGGAAACCAACACTGGCAAATCCTGCTGGGAGGAATGGAAAGACTGGTTTGAAGCCTGCACGGACGACCTGCCCGATACCGAAAACCTTGCCGATGACTGGGCCAGCCTGCCGCCGCTGGCAGATGCCCTGATTGAAGGAGTGCTGCGCCAGGGCCACAAAATGCTTCTGGCTGGTCCCAGCAAAGCGGGCAAAAGCTTTGCCCTGATCGAACTGTGCATCTGCCTTGCCGAGGGTGCCCCCTGGCTTGGCCGCTTTGCCTGTGCGCAGGGCAAGGTGCTTTATATCAATCTGGAACTGGACCGCGCCAGCTGCCTGCACCGCTTCAAAGATGTATACGAAGCCCTGCACCTGCCGCCCCGGAACCTTGCCAACATCGACATCTGGAACCTGCGCGGTGCCTCCGTCCCCATGGATAAGCTGGCTCCCCGCCTGATCCGCCGGGCTGCCAAGAAAGGCTACCTGGCCGTTGTGCTGGACCCGATCTATAAAGTCATCACCGGCGATGAAAACAGCGCTGACCAGATGGCCAAGTTCTGCAACCAGTTTGACCTGGTCTGCCGGGAACTGGACTGTGCCGTCATCTACTGCCACCACCACAGCAAGGGCGCGCAGGGCGGCAAGCGCAGCATGGACCGTGCTTCCGGCTCCGGTGTGTTTGCCCGTGACCCGGATGCCATGCTGGATATGACCGAGCTGGTCCCCACCGATGCCATCCGGGAGCAGCTGCACAACAAAGCGGCCTGCGCCGCAGCCAAAGCCCTGCTGGATGCCCGCGGCCATGCCGATGCTTACGGCCCGGACGATGCCCTGAGCCGCAGCCGGATGCTGGCCATTGCCAAGGAACACCTGCCGCTGCCCGATCTGCACCGCCTGGATGCAGACACCGCGGCTGCCATCAAGCGCGCCGATGCCATGACCGCCTGGCGCATTGAGGGCACTCTGCGCGAGTTTGCCCGTTTTGACCCGGTCAACCTCTGGTTCGACTATCCCGTACACAAGCTGGACAGTGGCCTGCTGGAGGACCTGCAGCCAGAAAGCGATTACAAGCAGCTTGGCTCCCGCGGTGCCGCAAAGCGCTGGGGAGACAAAGATACTGCCGCCAAAAGCAAACGTGCCGAACTGCGCACCGCCTTTGAAGCCTGCACCATGGATGGTAAAGTGACCATTTACAGCATGGCTGAATACCTGAACCTGAAGCCCGATACCGTGCGCCGACGCCTGAAATCCGACGGCGGGTTTTGGATTGATGGCACCAGCGTGGGGCTGAAAGAGCCCGGAAGCAACGGATAATATTTCTTATATTTCACGAAAAATAGCCGCTATCACAAATCCGTCCGAACTTCCGTATTTCGGAAAATAGCCGCTATCCGTACCAAATACGGACGGAAAATAGCCTTATATATATAGTAAAAATCCGTCCGTGTGTTGGGGTATCCCAGAGGATGGGGCGTACACAGCCCCCATCCCTCCGGGAACCCACCCCAACACGTTGGCCACAAAAAAAGAACGAGGTGAAAATACATGCAATTTTTTATTCCCATGCAGCCGCCCACCACAACCCACAATGCCAAGCAGCTGCATGCCTTTATGCGCGGCGGAAAGCCCTGCGCCGTGTTGCACGACAGCCCGGAGCTGAAAGCCACCCGTGCCAAGCTGCACGCCTACCTGGCCCCTTATGCACCGCCTACCCCCTGCAGCGGCCCGGTGCGGCTGTTGGTCAAGTGGCTGTTTCCCACTGACGGCCGCCACAATGACGGCGAGTGGCACACCACCAAGCCCGATACCGACAACCTGGAAAAAGCCCTGAAAGACGAAATGACCCGCCTGCACTTCTGGTGCGATGACGCATTCGTGTGCAGTGAGGTGGTTGAAAAGTTCTGGGCCGATACCCCCGGCATTTACATCAAGGTGGTGGAATTATGATGCCTGTTTCAAGCGGAATGCGGTTCGATACCGAAAACAGCCGGTGCATCCCTGCTGAACGGATGACGCCGGAAGAGCTGCGCCAGCTGCACCGCCTGGCCATCGAGCGCCGCCCCGAAGCCTGTTTTGGCTGCGGGCTGGAACATGATTGTTTTGTGTATGGGCATGGATGTGCCGTCATCCGCAAAGCATTGCGGCTGTTGGGAGGTGGGGCGGATGCCTGTCTTTGATTCCAACTGTCTCTACATCATCCAATGCCTGGCCCTTGTGTTTGTCGCGGCCCCCTGCGTGCTCTTTGCGGGCGGCATGCTGATCTGTGGGCTGATGTGGTGCGGGCTGCGCATCACCCGCGCCATGCACCTGCGGCTGCTGGGCCTGCCGCGGTGTGGGCGTTGCCGCTACTGGGCCGCCGTGCAGTGCCCGCTGTACAGCCGCAACACGCCAAGCGATTTCTGCAGCCGCGGCGAAAGGTGGGGTGACTGATGGACATTCTGCTTTCGATCATCGGCAGCGCTGTTCTGGCCGCGCTGCTGGCCGCCGCCTACACCGCCGGGCTCTGCGCCGGAAAGGCCGCCGCCCATACGGACGAGGACGACGAACCGAAGATCTACATGGATCATACGCATGGAGGTGATGCCGATTGACCTATAACGAGAAAGTCCAGTATCTCCAGCGCTACCAGCAAAGTCTGCGCCAGGAGCGGGAGCTTGAACAGGAGCTGCTTACTCTGCGCAGCCAGGCTTGCCGCGTCACGCCGCTTCTTTCCTCCATGCCAACCGGCACTCCGGACGGTCAGGGCATCCCCCGTGCTGTGGAGCGCATCATTCAGGCGCAGCAAGAGCTGGAACGCCAGATTGCTATCTGTGCAGATACCCGCCGCGACATCATCACAATCATCAATCAAATCACCGATGCCCGCGATCAGGAAATTTTGCGCAGAAGATACCTGCTTGGCCAGCGCTTTGAGCAGATCGCTGTGGAGATGCACCTGGAATACCGGTGGGTCAGGAGGAGGCATAAAAGTTCTATCTTATGTATTTTTCAATCACCTTGAATTGTCATCCAAAAACAATTATAATATAGAAAAAAGGAGGTTGTAATATGGGAGGTGTTTTACCAATACCTGCACAAGCCGTTTGTAATTCTATTTTACAGTTATCTTTTGAGGAAAATATTCCTGTAAGTCCAATGAAACTACAGAAACTTCTCTATTTTGTTTATCGTGATTACTTAAAAGAGACAGATGAACTTCTATTCTCCGAACGCTTTGAAGCTTGGCCGTCTGGTCCTGTGTTACCCAGTGTTTACAGTGAATTCAAATCTTTTTGCGACCAGCCAATTACCAAATTTGCAAAAAATGCTGATGGCAGTGTAAGTGTTATTTCAAAAGCAGCTATAGGCGCACAATGCGTTGTTAATACTATCAAAAGTGTCTGGGATAAATATAAGCACTTAAATGGAATTCAACTGTCAGGCCTTACCTATCAGAAAGGAACCGCTTGGAATCAGGCACATTCCAAACATGAACTTTTGCTTGATATAGATTCTATTAAGGAGGAAACTCTTGCCTAATTCAACTACTCCGCTCATTACAGGTGGTTCTCTTCATGATTCGCAAACTATTAAGCTTCCAACCTCTGAGCAAGAAATTTTTCCTTACGAGGCATATCAGCATTCTGATTTGACCACGGAGTTACCTAAAGAGGACGTCGAAAAAATGGAAAAGTCGGTCAAGACCAAAAAGGCTGAGCAAGAAATCCACCTCAAAGATAACGCGTTCATCCTTTTATGTTGTTGTTTGGCTGCATTTGCCCTTTTCTATGTTGTAGATACGATTGTCATCAATTTAGGTGGCCAAACCAGTAGCGTTCTTTCTTCAGCTCTTGACATGGCCAAAACCATCATTACGTTCTTAATCGGATATCTTTTTGCCGCAGAGAAACCAAAGAATTGACCCTCGCAGACCCCCAATAAACATGCTATAATACTATCATCAAAAGCCGTAAGGAACCCAAAACGTCCTTACGGCTTTTGTATTGTCATTTTATCCTCCCCATTTCAGCCAGATGGCCATGCTCCCGCCTGGCTGTTTTTATGCCGCGCAGCCGGCCATTTGGCAGGGGCGCTGTGTTCCCAAGCAACGGCACAGCAAGGGTGCAAGGCCCTTGTGCGGCCCCACTCCCCGGCACCCGGCAAAGGCTCACACATTTACTCTCTTTCCTTTTTGTCCGTGTATGCCGGGATTTATCAAAACTTCAACCCCGCCAGACCCGGCGGGGTATTTTATTTCAGAAAGGCGGTGAAACATGGCATACAAACGCAACCCGGTTGGGCGGCCCCCGAAGTACAAGAGCGTGGAAGAGATCCAAGGCAAAATTGATGCCTATTTCACCGCCTGCAAGGGGCACCCCCTGATGAACCCGGATACCGGCGAGCCGTGCTTGGACAAATACGGCCTGCCCATTATTGTGGATGCCAAACCACCGACGGTAAGCGGGCTGGCCCTGGCGCTGGGGTTTTCCTGCCGCCGGGACCTGAACGCCTACCAGGGCAAAAAGGAATTTTGCACCACGATTACGCGCGCGAAGGCCCAGTGCGAAGCATACGCCGAAGAACGCCTGTTTGACCGGGACGGCACCAACGGCGCGCAGTTCAGCCTGCGCTGCAATTTTGGCTGGAACGACAAGCCCGCCGAAGCACCGCCCCCGCCCACTGATGACGGCTTTTTGACCGCAATGCAGCAGCAGGCACCCGAAGCCTGGAAGGATGGTACGGATGAACCCGGTTAAGCCTGCCGCGTTCCGGTTCCGGCCGTTCAGCCGCCGCCAAAAGCAGGTGCTTACCTGGTGGTGCAGCACCTCCCCCGTACAGGCGGCGGACGGGCTGATCGCGGACGGATCCATCCGTTCCGGTAAAACCGTTTCGCTCTCCCTTAGTTTTGTGCTGTGGGGCATGGCGCGCTTTAACGGCCAGAACTTTGCCCTGTGCGGCAAAACCATTGCCAGCCTGCGGCGCAACGTGGTGGGGGTGCTCAAGCAGATGCTGACCGCCCGCGGCTACACTGCCGCCGAGCGCCGGGGCGACAATCTGTTGATTGTTACCCGCGGGACCGTGACCAACTATTACTACCTGTTCGGCGGCAAGGACGAGGGCAGCCAGGACCTGATCCAGGGCATTACACTGGCGGGCGCGCTGTTTGACGAAGTTGCCCTGATGCCGGAAAGCTTTGTAAACCAGGCCACCGCCCGCTGTTCTGTGGACGGTTCCAAGTTCTGGTTCAACTGCAACCCGGAGGGGCCGGAGCACTGGTTCTACAAAAGCTGGATTTTGCAGGCCCGCGCCAAGAACCTGCTGTACCTGCACTTTACGATGGATGACAACCTGAGCTTGTCCGAGCCGATCAAGGCGCGGTACCGGGCACAGTACACCGGCGTGTTTTATGAGCGGTACATCCGCGGGCGCTGGGTGGTGGCCGAAGGTCTGGTTTATCCCTTTGTGGCGGCCAACCCGGATGCCTACCTGCTGCGCGGGCCGACCGCCGGGATGGATGGCCGCTTTTTTGTCTCGATCGACTACGGCACCCACAACCCGTGCAGCATGGGGCTGTGGTGCGTGCAGGCCAACCGGGCAGTGCGCATCAAGGAAAGTTACTACAACTCCCGCGAGGTCCAGCACCAGCGCACCGATGAAGAGCATTACGCCGCGCTGGAAGAGCTGACCCGCGGTTACTATGTGCAGGAAGTGGTGGTGGACCCCTCCGCCGCGTCTTTCATTGAGACCATTCGCCGCCATGGGCGGTACATGGTGCGGGCTGCCGCCAACGATGTGCTGGACGGCATCCGGGTCACGGCCAGCTTGCTGCAAGCCGGGCGGGTGCAGATCCACGAAAGCTGCACGGATGCCCTGCGGGAGTTCAAAACCTACTGCTGGGACGACAAGGCCCCGCAGGATGCCGTCATCAAGGAGAACGACCACGCCATGGACGACATCCGTTATTTTTGTTATACCGTGCTGGCCCGCGAATACCGCTGGGCGGATTGGAGGAAGTGAAGATGTTCCAAAAGCTTTTGCGCTGGCTGCGTGCCCAGATCGGCACGCTGTTTGGCGATGCCCCCGGCACAAACGACATTATCCTGTCCGGCCAGATGGAACATGCCCTTGCCCTGTGGGCCCAGATGTACGAGACGGGCGGCCCCTGGTGCACGGCCAAAAACGACCTGCACAGCCTGCACATTGCGGCCAGCGTGGCGCGGGAATTTGCCCGGCTGGTCACGATGGAGCTGAAAGTCAGCCTGTCCGGCTCTTCGCGGGCGGACTATCTGGCCGAGCAGCTGGCCCCGTTTCTGGACAAGCTGCCTAACTACACCGAGATTGCCTGCGCACTGGGCGGGGCAGTGTTCAAGCCCTATGTTTCCGGTGATAGGCTGCTGGTGGATGTGGTGCAGGGGGACTGCTTTTTCCCCACCACCTTTGACACCACCGGCCGCCTGACCGGGGCGATCTTCTCTGAACAACTCAAACGCAAAAACACGATCTACACCCGCCTTGAGCGGCACGAATACGCCGCCGGGGTGCAGACCATCCAGAACAAGGCGTTTGCCAGTTCCAGCACGGCCAGCCTGGGGCACGAGATCCCGCTGGCCGATGTTCCGGAGTGGGCCGACATTGCGCCGGAGGTGCGCATTGAGGTGGAGCGGCCGTTATTCGCCTACTTCCGCATTCCCCTTGCCAACCGCAATGACCGGCACAGCCCGCTGGGGGCCAGCGTTTACGCCCCCGCTGTGGATACCATCCACGATGCAGACGAACAGTTTGGCCGCCTGTTGTGGGAGTACGAGGGCGGCCAGCTTGCCATTGATGTGGACGCTGCGGCCCTGCGCCCCACCGGGGACGGTGGGTTCCAGATGGACCAGCGCAGCGGGCGGCTGTACCGCGGCTGCATGACCGGCAATGTGGCGGACCGCACACTGTTCAATGTGTTTGCGCCCGCCCTGCGGGATGAAGCCTATCTGCGCGGGCTGGACGGAATCTTGAAACGCATTGAGTTCCAGTGCGGCCTTGCCTATGGCACCCTGAGCGACCCCCAGAATGTGGACAAGACAGCCACCGAGATCATGGCAAGCAAGCAGCGCAGCTACTCCACCGTAAAAAGCATCCAGCACGCGCTGCAGGTGGCGCTGGATGACCTGCTGTACGCGATGAACGCCTATGCCGACCTGTACCAGCTGGTTCCCGCGGGCAGCTACACCGCCGTGTACAACTGGGACGACAGCATTGTAAACGACCCCAGCGAGCGCAAGCAGCTGTTCTGGCAGTATGTGCAGGCGGGCAAGTTCCCCATGCAGCGCTACCTGACCGAGTTTGAGGGCTACAGCCAGGAGGAAGCCGCCCAGATCGCGGCTGAAACCAGCGCCGAGAACAACGCCGACGAAGCCCTGACCTTTGCCCCGTGAGGTGATGCCCCATGCTGACCCCTGACCAGCTGGATGCCCTGCCCCGCCGCTTTGTGCAGCTGTGGCAGCAGGTGGAAGATGACATTTTGCAGGACATTGCCCGGCGCATCAAAAAGATGGACGAACTGGACCCGCTGACCCCAACGACCATATGGCAGGCATGGCGGCTGGCCGAAACCCGCGCCGTGCGCAGCAACACCGTTGCCACGCTGGCGAAGTACACCGGCAAAAGCCGGGCTGAGATCAAGCGGCTGCTGGAAACCGCCGGGGCACAGACCCTGGCTGCGGACGATGCCGTTTATACGGCTGCCGGGCTGGACCCGCCGCCGGTCAACCAGTCCCCTGCCCTGCTGAACCTGCTGAATGCCGGGTACCGCCAGACCTGCGGCACCTGGCAGAACCTGACGGCCACCACCGCCAACACGGTGACCGGCGCGTTTGAGGACCGGCTTTCCCGCGCATGGGGGCTGATCAGCACCGGGGCTCTGGATTACAGCACCGCCATCCGCCGCACGGTGGATGATCTGGCGGACACCATGCCGTACATCACCTACCCCAGCGGCCACACTGACACGCTGGAAGTGGCCGCCCGCCGGGCCGTGCTGACCGGCGTAAACCAGACCTGTGCGAAATTGCAGCTGGCCCGCATGGAAGAGATGGACTGCGAGTTTGTGGAGGTGACCGCCCACGAGGGTGCCCGCCCCACCCATGCGGTGTGGCAGGGCAGGGTTTACCACCGCGGCGGAGCTGTGGTGCATAACGGTGAGCGGTACGAGGATTTTGAAGCCGCTACCGGTTACGGCACCGGACCCGGCCTGTGCGGCTGGAACTGCCGCCACAACTTTTACCCGTTCTATCCCGGCGTATCTGTCCGCAATTACACGGATGACCGCCTGGCCGAACTGGATGCCCGCAATATTCCCTACGGCGGCGGGCTGTACACCCGGTACGAGATCACCCAGATGCAGCGGGCGCTGGAACGCAGGGTGCGCAAGTACAAGCGCCGTTACCTGGCCGAGACCGCCGCCGGGGTGGATGCCAGCCAAAGCGCCGCCAAGCTGAAAGCCGCCCGGCAGCAGCTGAGTGCCTTCCTGGCAGAAACCGGGGAGAGGCTGGACGGCGCAAGGGCGGAGGTGCCGGGCTTTGGGCAAAGGGAAGCGAAACAGGCGGATGCGGACCAGAAACGCTATACAACCCCTGCCGCAAGTGGTATACTGGACACATCAAACAGGATTGGTGTGAACCCGGACGTGAATTTTGTATGTAAGCTGGACAAAGAACTGTATAAGGTCGTAACGGAAGATATCCGAACCGATGAGGTTATCATCACTGATGAGCGCATTCAACACATCCAGGAGCGCCACCCGGATGATTACGAACGGTTCAGTACATACCTGGCCGAAATTATCCAAAGTCCCGATTACATCATCCGGGACCCCCGCCCGCAAACCGGTATGCTTTTGAAAGAAATTACCGTTGGTGAAACCGGCGAACATTTCCGCATTGCACTTCGGCTTGCAGCATCGCAGGATCCTGTACACTATAAAAACTCCATTATCACCTTTTTGAAGATCCGCCAAAAAGAATGGGAACGGCTTATCCACAACAAAGAAATTCTTTACAAGGCAAAGTAAAAATGCTACAATAAGCATAGGATAAGAAAGGCATTTGAGGTGGTAGATTTCGTACCGACCACACGCCGCTGGTAATGACAAGGGCTTTGCCCTGAGAGATGCAGGAGGATGGTACGCCTGCCAAATGCCAATCGATGGGGAACGGTTCCGATGCCGTTCCCCGTTCCTATTTCATAGCTTAATCACCACGATGCACACGCACCGTGGTATTTTTATGCCTGCTTTTGACCGCATGAGGTCAAGGCAGGCACTTTTTATACCCTTTTGCCCGGCTGCGGCAGGGCTGAAACAGCCGCACAGACGGTGACGGCAACCACCTAAAAACGCCTATCTGACACCCTACACAGGAGGTAACACCCATGAAAACCGAAGATCTCAAAGCCCTTGGCCTGAATGATGAGCAGGTGCAGCGCGTGTTCGCCATGAACGGCGCGGACGTGAACCGCGAAAAGCAGGCCGCCGAGACGGCCAAAGCCGAGCGTGATGCCATCCGCACCCAGCTGGACGAGGCCAACACCAAGCTGAAAGGCTACGACCCCGACTGGCAACAGAAAGCCACCGATGCCCAGAAAGCAGCGGACGCCAAAGTGGCCGAGCTGCAGGCAGGCTATGCCGCCCAGAATGCAGCTGCCGGGCTGCACTTTACCAGCGCCAGCGCAAAAAAAGCATTTATGGCCGACCTGTCCGCCAAGAACCTGCCCCTGCAGGGGGACAGCCTGCTGGGCTTTGACGACTTTGTAAAGACCTACCGCGAAAATGACCCCGGCGCATTTGCCGCCGATACCAAGCCCGCGCGCATTGTGGCAAGCGCTACCGGCACCCCGGCAGCTGCCACCGGCCGCGAAGAAGCAAATGCGGCGATCCGTGCCGCGTTTGGCAAATGAAAGGAGTATAACCCATGCCCAATGTTATTGATCGTTCCCGCGCTGAAGCCCTGATTCGTGAGCAGGTTGTCAGCACCATTTTTCAGGATGCCCCCAAGCAGAGCGTTGTGATGCAGCTGGGCCGCAAGCTGCCCAACATGACCAGCAAGCAGACCCGCATTCCGGTGCTTTCCATGCTGCCGCTGGCCTACTGGGTCAACGGTGATACCGGCTATAAGCAGACTTCCCGCCAGGCGTGGGAAAACGTCTACCTGACCGCCGGTGAGCTGGCAGTCATTGTCCCCATCCCCGAAGCCGTTCTGGCTGATGCTGAGTTTGACATCTTGGGCGAGGTGACCCCGCGTGTCAACGAAGCCATCGGCCTGCGGGTGGACCAGGCCATTCTGTTCGGCATCAACCGCCCGGCAGAGTGGCAGAACGACATTATCACCGTTGCCCGCCAGGCCGGCAACAACGTTTCCGGCGGCATCAGCTATGATTCCCTGCTGGGCGAAAACGGACTGTTTGCCAAGGTGGAGGATGCAGGCTACACCGTGGACGGCGTTGTGGCTGCCATGGGTGCCAAAGCGTCCCTGCGCGGCATCAAGGACACCAACGGCCACCCCCTGTACAAGAGCGATATGCAGGGCACCACCCCCTATGCCCTGGACGGCGCGCCGATCTACTTCCCGGAGAACGGCAGCTTTGATACCAGCGTTGCCCGCATGGTGGCCGGCAACTTTAAGCAGCTGGTGTACGCCATCCGCCAGGATGTGGACGTCAAGATCCTGGACCAGGCCGTGATCCAGGACCCCAGCACCAAGGCCATCATCTTCAACCTGGCCCAGCAGGACATGATTGCCCTGCGCGTTACCTTCCGCATGGGCTGGGCTATGCCGAACCCCGCCACCCGCATGAACGAGAACCGCGTCAACGTGCCCTTTGCCTACATTGACGCCGCGACCGCCACCACCGACCAGACTGTGACCTTTACCGTCAAGGATAATGCCGAAAGCTCCCCCAACGCCATTGCCGGTGCAGCTGTCAATGTGAACGGCTCCATCCGCCTGACCGGCACTGACGGCACCGCAGTGTTCCACCTGCGCGCCGGTGAATACCCCTACAGCGTCAAGGCAGACGGTTACCGCCCGCAGACCGGCACCGTAACGGTTGCCGCAGCCGCCGTACCGGTTGCCGTCACCCTGCCTGCATCCAAGTAAGGGGGCTGCCATGTATGCTGATTTTACCGACTATCAGGGCACCTACTGCGGCACCCTGATCACCACCCAGGGGCAGTGGATGCCCGCCGTGCGGGAAGCCTGCGCTTATCTGGACAGCATCACATTTGGCCGCCTGAAGTGCGGCGCGCCGGTGGATGATACCGTAAAGCTGGCGGCTTGCGCGCTGGCGGATGTTGCCGCCCGCTACCAGGCCGCCAAGGCCGATGAGCGCAGCCGCCCCGGCCTGGCATCCTTTAACACAGACGGCTACAGCGAAACGCTGAATACTGCCGCCCTGACCGCACAGTACACGGCAGACATGCAGGCGGCCGCGGATATTTACCTGCCGCGCAGCCATCCGCTGCGCTATGCGGGCCGGGATGGGAGGTGCGGCCCTTGTACGGCTGTGACCAGACCGTGACCCTGACCCACCTGCACTATGACGGCGATGCCGACCGGGACGTGAAAGAAGAAACCACCCTGACCGGCGTGAGCTGGTACGGGCAGGCAAAGACCGCCGTGGATTCCACCGGCCTGCACGCGGCGCGGGTGTACAAATGCCGCATCCCGGAAAGCGCCGCCCCCGCTGGGCTGGACATTGCCCCCGGCGACAAGATCACCTGCGGCACCGTGACCGCCACCGTGCTGGACGTGCATGACAACCGCGGCCACCCCGCGCCGCACTGGTATGTGGAGGCAAGCTGATGGGACTGAAATATGATGCCCGCCTTGACCTTTCCGCCCTTTCGGAGGCCCTGGAAAAACGGGGGCTGACGCCGGGCGGGAGGGTGCAGAAGGCGGTGGACGAAGCGGTGATCCGCTATTGTGACCCCAAGGTGCCGTTCCGCACCGGTATGCTCAAGCACAGCGCCATCACGGCAAGCGCCATCGGGGACGGCATGATCGTGTACGCCACGCCCTATGCGCGCTACCTGTACTACGGCGAGGTGTACGGCCCCAACATTCCCATTTTTGAGGACGGTGAGCTGGCAGGCTTTTTCAGCCCGCCCCACAAGTACCCCACCGGCCGCCCGCTGACCTACAACGGCGCGCCGGACCGGGGCGCTTATTGGTTTGAGCGGGCCATGGCCGAGCACAAGGATGACGTCATCCGCGAAGCCGCGGCCCTGGCAGGAGGAAGACCCGGAAGATGAACGTACTGGATGCCACCCGCGCCTGGATGCGCGCACAGTGCCCCCTGATCAACAGGCAGGATCTGTTCAACGCCAACTACCTGGGCGCAGAGCCGACCGAATACACCCTGCGCACGGCCAGCGAGAGCCACCGCACCGATGTGCTGGGGTACGACCTGGCCGAATACAACCTGACCTTTGTGGCGCAGCTGCCGTTTGGACGGGAACTAAAGCCCAACCTGGACGCTGCTGATTTTTTCGCCGCGCTCTCTGCCTGGATCCGCGGGCAGGAGCGCACCCACAACTACCCCGCTGTCAGCGGGTACCGCGTGACCAAAATCACGGCATCCAACGCCGGTGTGCCCACCGGGGCGGATGCCAACGCGGCCCGCTATCAATTACAAATCAAACTCTATCTTGAGGAGGAATAACCATGGCAGAAGCTGCTATCAACCTGACCGCCGGCCAAAAAGCCGACCGCAAACTGGACATGATCTTTGTGGACGTCGGCGGTTCCGGTACTGAGACCTGGGAACTGCTGGGCCGCGGCGTTGAGGACGCAAGCGTGGAATACAACCACGACACCGACACCGTGACCGACATTCTGGGCATTACGGACGTGAACGTGAGCGCCGCAAAGCCGGAGCTTGACCTGGACCCCTGCACCATCCGCGGCGGCCAGAAGCTGAGCGCCAAGCTGCTGGACATTGAGCGCCGCAACGCCGTAAGCGAGCTGAGCATGTTCGATGTGCTGCACGTCCACTGCTTCCTGGGGGCTGCTTCCGGCTCCTTCACGGCGGAAAAGCACACCGGCTGCACCATCGTGCCCCAGAGCCTGGGCGGCTCCGATTACGTCGGCATGCCGATGAACGTACACCTGTCCAACAACAAAACGCTGGGCACCTGCACCATTGCGGCCGGCGTGCCCACCTTCACGGAGGAATAAACAATGGAGCTGAACATTGACCGCGGCTTAAAAAGCTATGACGTCAAGGATGCGGACGGCACCCTGATCGGCACCATCCGCTTCAACCCCTCTGACATCGGCCTGGCCGGCCGCATGGAGGAAGCCCGCGCCAAGATTGCCGAAATTACGGCCGCGCCCGTGACCGGCCCCGAGGATCTGGTGGAGTGGGACAGGCAGGTGCGCCACTGGTTTGATTACATCTTCGGCACGCCGGTATCGGATGTATTCTTTGCCGGGGTATCCAGCCTGGCTTTCTGCGAGGACGGCAGCCTGGTGGCCGAAGCCGTGCTGGATGCCGTCACCCCGATGCTGACTCAGGCGGTGGAAGCCGCCGCCAAGGCCAGCGCGGCCCGCATTGCCAGGCACGCGGACGCCTACCAGGGCAGCACCGCCGGACTGGCCCCGGAGCAGCAGTGAGCGGCTGGAAGCTGCCCACCAGCGTGACGGTATGCGGGCAGGAGTTTGCCATCCGCAGCGACTACCGCGCCGTGCTGGATGCCATCTCCGCCCTGCATGACCCGGAGCTGAGCCCGCAGGAGCAGACCCTTGCCTGCCTGGAGATCCTGTACCCGGATTGGAAGCGCCTGCCGGACCTGAGTGCAGCAGCCCAGGCGGCCATGGTGTTTATCAACTGCGGCAAGCCGGTGGAAGCCGCCGTGCCAAAGCCCGCCCTTGTGGACTGGGACACCGACGCCGCCATCATGGCACCGGCAGTGGACAAAGTTCTGGGCTACAGCTGCCGCCGCTGCGCCTACCTGCACTGGTGGGAGTTCATCGGGGCATTTGGCTGCATCGGGGACGGCCAGTTTGCGCAGGTCGTCTCCATCCGCAACAAGCGCCTGCACGGCAAAAAGCTGGACAAAGCCGAGCAGGAATTTGTGCGCAGCAATCCCGATCTGGTCACCCTGCCCAAACACAAGCTGACCAGCGCGGAAGAAGAATTTTTCAAAAGTCTGGGGGTGTAATGTTTGGCTGATGGGTCGATCATTCTGGATACCAGAATCAACAATAAAGGCGCCTATGCCGAGCTGAAAGAGCTGCAGGCCAAGGCCAAGAGCACCGCCCAGCAGGTTGCTGCGCTGGACAGACAGATCAATACCGCAAACAGCAAGCATCTGGCGCTTGGGAAAGAGCTTTCCGATGCCCAGAGCAAGGCGGAATCCACGGCAGCAGAGCTGGAAAGCGTGAATGAACAGCTGCGCAGCTTTGTGCAGCGCCGGGCCGAGATTGAGAAGCAGCGAGATTCATCCCTCACCCCGGAAGCTGCAAACCTGAAAGCCCAGGAGTTTGTGGGCCAGCATTTTGCCAGCGACGCGGCCAAAGCGTCGGAGCTTCAGGGTGCGCTGGACAAGCTGCAGCAGTCCATTCCCGGCCTGACGGCAAAGTATACCGAGCAGGAAAGCGTTCTTTCCGACCTGCAAAAGCAGCACGCGGCACTTGCCGCACAGCTGGCGACCGAAGAGCAGGCGGTAACCCGCCAAAGCAGCCTGGCGGGGAAAGCCCAGATTGCCGCGACTGCCGTTGCGCGGACCTCCAAGGCTGTGGGGCAGCTTGGCCGTAGACTTGCAGGTATTGTGTCAGGGGCACTGGTATTTAACCTGATCTCCTCCGCCCTGCGCTCCGTGGTAAACGTGATGGGAACCACGATTGCCAAAACAAACGGGGTAAGCACCGCGCTTGGCAAGTTAAAGGGTGCCGCAGCCACTGCTGCCGCAGGGCTGGCTTCCGCGCTTTCCCCTGCGATTATCGGGTTGCTGAACCTTCTCACCTCTCTGATCAACGGCTTTCTTCGTCTGCTTTCTCTCCTGACCGGGAAAAGCATCTCCAGCATGAAGCAGACCGCCAAGGGGATCAATGCCGTTGGCAGCGCCGCCGGATCCACCTCCAAGCAGGCCGACAAGGCCAAGCGCAGCCTGGCCGGGTTTGATGAGATCGAGCGGCTGGATGCCAAGACAGGGAGCAGCGGCGGAGCAAACTATAATTTTGATCATATTGCCAGCCCTCTGGGCGGGATCACGGACAAGCTGAAGAACTTTTGGAGCACCTTCCAGGCGCTGCTGGCCCCCAGCGTTGCCGCATGGAGCGCCGCATGGGAACAGATACGGAACGCGGCCAGCGCCGTCTGGCCGGAGGTTCAACAGGCAGCGCTTGCTTTTTGGAACGAGGGGCTTTCCCCACTGCTCACCTATCTGAGCGGCACGTTTGCCCCTGGTGTGATCAATGCGTTTTCGGAAGCGTTTGCCCCCATTGTGGGCGGTGTTGCTTCCACTGCCATTTATGTCCTGGCCGACCTGTTCACCTGGGCATGCGGAATTGGCACGGATGCCATCAATGGTGTGCTGATCCCTGCGCTTGACCTGCTTTTGCAGATCTGGCAAGACCTGATGAGCGGCATCAAAACCGCCTGGGATACTTACGGGCAGCCCCTTATGGACGGTGTGATCCTTGCATTCCAGAATCTGGAGGATCTGGCCACCCTCCTGTGGGAAACCATTGTCAAGCCAATCCTGCAGAACCTGATCAGCGTTCTGCAGCAGTTGTGGTCCTCCCACCTCAAACCCCTGTGGGATGACATTCTTTTGCTGGTGGCAAGCGTTGCCAACTGCCTGCTGGACCTGTGGAACAACCTGCTGGCCCCGGTGGCCAAGTGGATCATCGCCACGTTCGGCCCCGCGTTTGCTGAGGTATTCAACGCCATTGCGGACGTTGTTGGCGTGGCCGTTGGTGCTATTGCGGATGCCATCGATCTGGCCGTTGTTGTGCTGCGCGGGCTGACGGACTTTTTAAGCGCCGTGTTCCGCGGCAACTGGGATGCTGCCTGGCAGGCCATCGGCAACACGGTCAGCACCGTCTGGGACAAGATGACAAACGCCATCAAAACCGCCGTCAATGGCATCATCGGCTTCATCAATCGGATGATCTCCGTCGTTGTGACCGGCATCAATGCGGTCATCAACGCGCTGAACGGGTTGTCGTTCGACCTGCCGGACATATTCGGCGGCGGGCATGTCGGGTTTAATATCAGCACCCTGACCGCCCCGCAAATTCCCTACCTGGCGCAGGGCGCGGTCATCCCGGCGAACCGGGAGTTTCTGGCCGTGCTGGGCGATCAGAGCCACGGCACCAACGTAGAAGCTCCGCTGGACACCATCAAGCAGGCTGTGGCCGAAGTCATGGAAGATTTGCAGGCAGGCCAGATGGCGGGCTTTGAAGCCGTGGTTTCCGTGCTGCGGGAGATCCTCTCCGCCGTGTACGGCATTGAGCTGACCGACGAGGACGTAGGCCGCGCCGTACAGCGCTGGCAGCGCAAACAGGCCATTGCAACAGGAGGCTTTTATTGATGCTTTGGACCAAAAGCGATGATTTTACCAAGGTCCAGCATTGTAGGGAACGGTCTTGACCGTTCCGGGGCTTTGCGGTAGATGCCATAACAGGATTTACCGCAAGGCGACGGGCGCACACTGTGCGCCCCTACGGGATTGCGGCCCAATTTTCAACCCGTGCGCGCACGCGCACACCTTCCAACTCCTAACGAAACCCAACGGAGGTGTATACATGCATCAATCCTTCCTCACTTTTTCAAGCGACACCGAGCTAAAGGACGGCTCCCTGCAGGATGCCCGCAACCTTTTGTCTCTTGCTCTATCCGGCCTGGCCGAAGCGGCCGATGAAACGACCCTGCAAACCGCCGGGGCTGCCGAATATTTTTGCCGTTACGATCTGCCGCAGTACCTCTCTGTCCTGCGCGCCGCCATGGATACGCTGGACAAGGTGCAGCAGGGTGCGCAAGCCCCGGAGGAGCGCTCATGACCACAACCGCAAAAATTGAAGAACTCCAAAAGTCCGTCATCAACGCCATCAACAACAGCTGCCTGCACCCCGCTGTGGTGCGGCTGGTGCTGCTGAACGTGATCTCGATGGTGGAAGCCAGCGAGAGAGAGGTAAACAAAAAGGAGGAAGAAGCCACAAGATGACAACACATACTATTACCCTTGCCCGCCACACTGCGCAGGTGGTTGGCCTGATGGGCGTGCTGGTGCTGGGCACCTGGGACAGTTACGGCACGGAACAGCTGCTGCTGCGCCACGGCCCGGAATGGGAGGGCCTTGCGATTGATGCCACGTTCCATAACGTCCCCAACGATAAGGGTGTAACGGTATTGGCAGACACGGACGGCCTTGTGACCGTCCCTCCGGAAGCCTGTATGCGAGCATCCAAGTACGCAACCATCACGTTCCGGGGCGTGCAGGACGGTGTACAGCGCATCAGCTGCAGTCTACCCTACATAGTGCTGGATCACGCGCAAGTACCCGGTGCCAACAGCACCGCCACCCCCAGCGAGAATGCCCAGGCACTTGCCCAGATGCAGGACTTGCGGGACGGCGCTGTAGATGCCAAGAACCAGGCCGAAGCTGCCCGCGACGGTGCTGCCAACAGCGCCGTTGCCGCCAAAGAATCCGAAACCAGCGCGGGCCAGTCCGCCACCGCTGCCAAAACGGCACAGAGTGCAGCAGAGACGGCAAAAGCCGGTGCGGAAACGGCACAAAAGGCCGCTGCATCCAGCGCCAGCAATGCAAGTACATCCGCAAGCACTGCGACGACACAGGCAGCGGCGGCAGAATCCAGCGCCACAACAGCAAAGGCATCGGAGGAGGCGGCGGGAAAATCTGCCAAAGAGGCAGCCGCCAGCGCGGCAAATCTGGACAGTGCCGTGAACACGGCAACGCAGAAAGCGGCGGCAGCTAGTGCTTCGGCGGAAGCGGCAAAGGCGAGCGAGAGTGCGGCAGCAAGCAGTGAGGCGGCTGCTAGAAAGTATGCGAACAGCGCAGAATTGGCAGCCAAGACAGCAGGTGAAGCCGCAGCGGAAAAGCTGCAACAGATGCAGGCGATCCAGGACGACGTAACGGCCAAGCAGGCCCAGACGGCTACCGATGCGACGGCGGCAGAAAAGGCAAAAGTAGCCGCTGAAGCCGCACAGAAGGGCGCTACTGCCAGCGAGACTGCTGCCGCTGATAGCGCTGCTGCTGCCAAGACCAGTGAAGATGCAGCTGCAAAGAGCGCGGCAGATGCCGACAACACTGCCAACAGCATCAAGGATTCTATGGCACAAATTTCCGAGAACAAGGAGGCGGTTAGTAAGCTAAAGAAAGATACTGCTGCGCTGCAGAAGCGCCAGAATGTGCTTGTTGGCAGTGAGACAGGCAACCCGATAAGCTGCAATGACGCATATTCCGCCCCACTGTGCGGCCTGACCGTGTACGGAAAGAGCACGCAGGACGGAACACCCAGCCCCGATAATCCTGTGCCAATTGTAAGTGCAGGAGATGATGGGAGCGTGGCGGTGAAGGTGACGGGGAAGAATCTGCTGAATATTCCTGACGGGTCAGGGACCGCTAGAGGTGTAACGGTTACTGCAAAAGATGGGTTAATATCGATTTCAGGAACGGCGACTAGTTCTGGCTACGCCTGGTCAAACATCCAACCATTCATTACATCCGGTGTGGTGATTTTATCATCTAGCATCACATCTCCGAAAGTGAAACTTGTATCAGAAACATGGGGCGTTGTTCTTACCTCGGGTATCGCCGATAAAATGTCTAATATGGCAACCAGAATAGTTTTTATTGTCACCGAAGGACAAACATACAATCTCGCTGGCGTAAAAGTGCAGCTTGAACTCGGCACAACCGCAACCACCTACGAACCCTACCACGAACAACTTCTCACCCTTCCCACCCCAAACGGCTTGCCCGGCATCCCTGTTACCTTTGGCGGCAACTACACTGACCAAAACGGCCAGCAATGGGTGTGCGACGAGGTGGACTTGGAGAGAGGGGTAAAGGTGCAGAGGGTGTACAAGGTCGAGGTTGACGGCAAAACCGCGAAGTTTGCACAAGCTGCCACATATGTCAATCTTTCTCTGAGAGGATTACCAATCGCCTTGTATGCCAAAGGACAACGAATATATGCAACTAGTACGTTTACTAGCTTACCGTGGTTTTTCAACACGGTAAACGGACAATTCTTGTATTTGATTAAGGAAGATAGTTCTGACCAGCTCAACGAGTCTTGTAAAAAGCAACTTGGCAAAGTCTATTACGCTCTCGCCACCCCAATCGAAACCCCTCTCACTCCTGCTGAAATTGCCGCTTACAAAGCCCTCACCGCTTACGGCCCTGACACTGTTGTGCAGGCCAGCGATGGCGCTGGCATCAAGCTGGAATATCAGCGCGATGTGAACATCGCAATCAAAAAGCTTGAGGATGCCATTGCATCCATGACAACTACCTAAAGGAGGGAAAGCATATGGCAATTAAATCCAAAGCCCGGCACGACCTGACCCTGCGCTCTATCAAGCGCGAGATCGCCGCCGGACGTGACGTGGCATACTGGTTGGACAAGGCGTACACCCATCTGGACAGTGGCCTGCTGACGGAGGACGACATCACAGAAGTGGAGACTCTGGCACAGGCGTACTACGACGCTCTGGACGCTGAGGACAAGGCGAACGCTGAGGAAATCACGCAGTAAGGAGAATATCATGTCAAGCACTGCATACGCACACGTACGTTTTCTTGACGGGGCTTTAGCTTGCAAAAAAAGGGAGTTGAAAACATGAGATTATCCAACGAAGACGTCCTGTTCCGCTGGCCCCTGGCCCAGCACATTATCACTGCCGGCTGGCTCTACAATGATGGCTCCCTGCACCGGGCGCTGGATTTCCGCGCGGCGGTGGGCACGCCGGTATACGCCGCAGAGGGCGGCGCAGTGGTGACGGCCTACCGCTGGAATGGCAAGCGCACCAGCGGCGATATCAACAGCTACGGCAACATGGTCAAGCTGTGCCATGCGGATTACCGCGGCGGCCGGCTGGAGACGCTGTACGCCCATTTGAGCAAACTCTGCGTGGCCCAGGGGGAGCAGGTAAAAGAGGGCCAGCTGATCGGCTACAGCGGAGATACCGGCAACTGTTACGGGGCACACCTGCATTTTGAGGTGCGGTACAAAAACCGCCGGGTCCACCCGCTGAACTGGCTGGATGCAGATTTTGCGGCGGCATCTACCGCGGTGCGGCTGGGCGGCTACCAGAGCGTTGCCCGCCCGGCAGCGGAAAAAACACAGCCGGTCCAAATGCAGACGGTAACGGTGGGGCCGATTTCTAACGGGGACGCTGCCCGGCTGTATGCCCTGTGCGGGGACCTTGGCCTGGTGGAATCGGGGCTGTACCACGCCGCCTATACGGAGGTGTGAGCAGGATGGAAGCAATTCTGGTGGCGCTGATCACCGGCGGGCTGAGCCTGCTGGGGGTGGTTATCACCAACATGATGGCTGCCCGCCGCGCGGAACAGCGGATGGTAACGGCCCAGGCGGTCACGGATGCCCGCTTGGAGGAGCTGACCCGCGAAGTGCGCGCCCACAACAACTTTGCCCAGCGGGTGCCAGTGCTGGAAGAGCAGCTGCGTGTGGCAAACCACCGCATTTCAGACTTGGAAAACAAAAAAGATTAAAGAGAGGTGTCGATATGGATTTTACAAATTGGGGCATTGCAAGCGTTGCCTGCATCACCGTCATCTGCTACCTGGCCGCAACGGCTGTCAAGCAGACCCCGCTGGCCAACAAATGGCTGCCGTCCATCTGCGGCGCCCTTGGCGGCCTGCTGGGGGTGGCCGCCATGTACATCAACGTGCCGGACTTTCCCGCCACTGATCCCCTGACCGCCCTGGCCGTGGGCATTGTTTCAGGCCTTGCGGCTACCGGTGCGGACCAGGTTATTAAGCAGATCGGCAAAGGCAACTGA